CGAGCACTAGACGACCTTGTCTAGCGAAAGTCTCTCGGGAAGCGTGATATAAACCTTTTCTTAAGGAAGTGTCATGACTCCTATAACGGGACCATTTAGTGAGACTTGGGCGTCAAATCCAGAAGGGCCAAATGCGGTTATCCGTTCATTCGGAAGCCGTTCTTGGTATCGACAGAGGAAGCCTTACAACCTTCCGCTGACGTATCAGGTTCAAAGGGGTACCAACGATGTGAGATTGCTATTGAACAACACACTGGTTTCTTCCAGTGGGTGGAACAAAAGCTTTCAATCTAAGTGGCGCCCTTTCGTTTACTCCGATCTAGGCGGGGGAGACGCAATGCTTGCCTTCATAACCAGTCTCGAGTCTGAGGCCAAAAACAAGGCCTTGGCGCGTTTTAACGCGAAACGAGGTGAGAGAGCTTCTTTGGGAGTAACTCTCGCCGAGACCTCGAAGACTACGCAGATGATAGAGCGAAGAGCTCGTCAAACTCTCAAAGTCGTGTCTGCCTTGCGGCATATGCGACTGGGAGAGGCTGCTCGTCACCTGGGGATCTCCCCGATGACGGTACGGGAGAGAGCTCGGAAGGCGTCAAGCCTTCAACTCGAGATCTCTTTCGGCTGGATGCCGTTTATAGGTGATATGTATAAGGCCGTGCAAGTGCTTAATGCACCCATTCCTTGGGGAGTTACCCGGGGTTCAGCGACTGTCAAAGGCGACTATATAGTCTCCTCTGGTATTTACGGTGCTTCGACTCATAAGGTCAAGGTCCGTGCTTACGTCGCTGCGGTCTTAGAGGTAGAGCGTCCAGATTTGGACCTCGCAAGCAGGTTAGGTTTAACGAACCTGCCTGGCATAGCATACGAGCTTGTCCCTTGGTCATTCGTGGCCAATTGGGTTTTCAATCTCGAAGAGTACCTCGCTCAATTCGAAGACTTTCCTGGCGTCAGGGTGGTTAACCCCCACTATGGTGTCTCGATCGACGACGACTTTGCTATGTGGCTGGACGACGACTTGAGCCCCCCTGTGAGTCTTACTCATAAGGGTTCAGGGTTCGGCCGCAGTTTTAGGCGGACGGTGGGCTCGCTACCTACTCAAAACCTAGGACTTCGTCCCTCAATCGGAATGGGATTCTCGAGAGCGCTTAATGCGATCTCGCTTCTAGTGCAGAAGGGCATTAGAGGTCGTTAGGACCCTTTCGTAATCTTAAAGGCTCTCCTTTTGGAGCAAACTTTACCTAAAGAGGTATGATATATGCCAACAATGGCTAACATCACTGTGAAGGCCGCCAACGGGACGACTGACGTCGTCTACGTAGCAAA